TGCCATTGGTTCTCTCTCCTAAATGATCAGGACTTCGTTTTTCCAAACGAAACCTGCGTGTCCCGCTGCGGGTCATACTTCACATACCGTTGGTTGCCCTGAACCTCGTTGAACATGTTGTTGTCCAAGGCTTCTCTTGCTTCTGTCGTCTTACCTTCGTAATAAGCCCTACGTTCAGCAACAGTTTCGGATGGAATTTTGGCCAGCAGAAGGCCATCATTGTGAACAATTCCGGCATTTCGGCCCGCGTCTTTGGTGGGAAGTTCCCAGCCAGCGGGTAGGTCGGTTCCTCTTACGAGTTCCCAGCCTTCTCGCAGGCGATAACTGATGTTATTTCGATCTTCCTGACCAAGCATTGCCTCCCTGATCCACCGATATATATATCCCGGTGGTGGGGGCGGCGTTTCGAGCTTTCTTACCGGACGCCATGGTTGTCTGCGAGCAGTATTATCGTGCGACTCGGATTCACGAGTTTGCCGACTTGCGCCA